GCATTTCCATTTCTATCACACGAAGAACGTGAGTTTCTAATTAGTGGTATTACACCGGCTGAATGGCACGAAATATTCGATAATAAGGATACGAAATGAATATAGACGAAATGTTGACATATCGGAAAGGCGTCACCGTACAACGACAGATTAAGATTACAGCGGTTAGTGATGGTACATTGTTAGTCGATTTCAATCAGTTAGATAGTCATAGATTTAAGTCAGTATATAGCATGTTGATAGATGACGGTGAACTAACATCAATTGAGACGATGAAAGTAGTTCGTGCATGGATGGACCATGACGTGAATAATTTTAGTCATCCGTCATTAACCATTAGTGAGGAGTAAGTAGGTGATAACAATGGAATCCACTAAGGAAGTCGTGGAATCAATCGTAAACATTCATTGTGGTGTATGCGGTCAGAAGTTCAGAATGAATGAGGAAGTAAAACAAACAATCATCGGTAGATTGGGCTGGATTAAAGACATTGATGATGATGGTTTGCTCGAATGGCGGCTTGGAATTGTGCATGGTGAAATTGCTGATGTGCATGTTCGTTGTTGTACTGTTCAATAGTTAGTAAGCAATAGGAGATAAAATGTCACAAGGCACAGTTAAGCTAGATAGGAATACAGCTAGATGTCCAATGTGCAAAAGATTAGTAAGTAAGCTCGGCCCGCACTACATGACTATCGGCGACTTTAGATATTCAATATGTTCTCCTTGTGCATGGAAACGTGATCAAGAAAGGTTACGTGATGCTGACCGAAAAGGACAAAGAAACACTGATAGCAGCCTCGACACTAATAAGGATTGAAGCTAGAGGTTATTATGACGTTTATCGACGAGCATCTAATGGATTAGGTAGTCGTAGTATTAAGGAAGCTAATCAAGCCTATGAAAAAGTAAGTCATCTAGAACGAATTGCACGTGAGTTAGACATGATTGCGACTGGTAAACTGTAGAGGACAAAATGAATTACGAAGAACACGTAGAAAAAATGGTAAAGTTGGCATTAGACTTCCACGTTAAGACCGGCGTTGACATTGATACGATTAAGAAGTTCATGAGAGAGATAGGAGACGTTACTACAGAATTCGCTAAGAAAATAGTAAGCGAGGAAATCCGTAAAACATTTTAGAAGGGTCATCTCGAACTCACATACATATACGATTTAAGCTATGCCTGACCGCGAAGACATTATCGTACTTCTAATTGTGGTAGTTGCGTTAGGTACGCCTATCATAGTAGCAGTTATAGATTTGGTCAATTCTTTTAGGACAGGCAGGCGACATAGGGATAAACGATGATCATACAGCCTCCATGTAAAGGAAGAAAAGGTGTACACAGCGGACTGATGCACGAAATACGTGTACAGGTAGAAAGAGCAGCCGCAATGTACAATTGTAGTAAGTCATACGTCATTGCCACCATACTCTCAGACGCATTTGGTATAGAGGAACAGGCTAAATATTATGACATTAAACGTGACGCAATTAAGGGAAGAACTAATAAAGCTCGGCGCGGTTCAAAGGTTATCCGATTTGAACAAAGAACGAGAAGTATTACTAAAACTTCTAGGACAGGAAGAAAGTCGGGAAGTAAAGGCTAAAGAAATCATTAAGCACGTTAAGTCTCGTAAGAAGTATAAGTTAAAGAAGAAACACTGGACTCAGACGCCTGAAGGTAAGAAGAAAATGAGTCAGATAATGTTAGCTAAGTACGCTAATGGATGGAAGGGTAAAAAGAAATGAAAGACGTAATGAAGCGAGCATACGAAATAATCATGGGCCATCCACCTGTCAATGCTAAATTACTCTACGCTCAGTTGGCAGTAGATTTTGTACATTTGACTGGTGAAGATATTCATGCGGCTATCTCTCTAATGGTTGAAAAGAAGATAGTAATTGAGTTAAAGTACCAGATGTTACATGAAAAAGGCTCACTATTCTTTCCACCTGAGACTTCATTTGAATATGTGAGTAAGAGATAATGGAAGTAATGATTAAGAAAGACAACGTAATCTTAGACGCTACAGTGTTATCAAGTTTGATGGCGTGCGAAAGATACATTGACTTTCGATTTAATAAGAATCTAATTCCAGCGAGCGGTAGCGGAAATCCAATTGAAGCAGGACTAGTAGTTCATAGAATACTAGAAGATTACGCAAAAGGTATCATGAATGGAATGAGTAGGCAAGACGCTATTCAACTCGGATTAGGTAGTGGTACGGAATTAGCTAGTCAGTGTCCAAACATACCACAAGAGAATGTAAAAGATGATAGTGGTAAGTTAAAGCAAGTTGGGTTTGGCTGGTTAATGGAAACAATGCATCAGTATTTTGAGCATTATAAGAATGATAGCTGGACACCAATCAGCGCCGAACAAGTTAAACGGACAATGGTGTATGAGGATGAGGATATACGCGTCTTATGGGTGTCGAAACTGGACAGAATGGTAGACACGTTTAATCAAGGTACAATGCCAATGGACCATAAAACGATGAAGCAGAATAGAAGTCCAATTCTGCTCAATAATCAGTTTATGGGTCAGTGTATATCAGCTCAATCGGTTCGTATGTGCGTTGATAAGATTGGATTCCAGACTACTTTAAAGCCAGATAAAAAATTCGTCAGAGAAATAATGAACTACAACCGCGCACAGTTAGCCGAACAGATTCAGACGATTGCGTATTATGCTAAGTATCTCGTAGACCTTAACAAACATGGATACTATCCACCACGGTACGTTTATTGCGATAAGTATGGCGGGTGCATCTTTCGTCATGTATGTGAGTCAGTGCCGAGTGATAGAGAAAGAATGTTAAAGCTTCATTTTGTAGTTGGTGATGAATGGGATCCTGCTGCTGGTGAGGATTCTAGTGATGACTGATTTACCAACTGACCAAGAAATCGACAAACATATAGATAAGTACATGACGTTAATGGAAGCTGATTTAGGTCAGGACATTATACCAATCGTAATAATCCTAATGTGTCGTGTTGCGGTGAAGTATAACATTGATATCAATTGGTTAGTAAGCACAATCTTAATGGGCTATCACAACGAACTACCACCTGATCTTGACACGAATGGAGTGACTAAGTACGATTCGTGACTAACAAAGGAAAATATGAGTAAGAAACCCCAGCACTTACACAAATACGAGCGAGTAATACTAGGAAAGAATAATTATGTCGTATTCCGATGCACACTACCATACTGCACTCACTATATTCGAGAGGCATTAGCTCCAGGTAAGGCATGTGTTTGTAATCGTTGTGGAAATGAAATGCATCTTGACTCAAAATCAATGAAGTTACGTTTTCCACATTGCCATACATGCACTAAACCAGTTCAGACTAAATACAAGCAGCGTAAAGAACTTCATGCTGCTCTCGCGGACCTTGCGGCACGTATTGGTACAGGAACGGATGGTCTAAAATGATGTTTACATGGCTCTATAAACTGTGCTGTCGATTAGAGGATTTCTGGTCGGCGCGGAACGATATGTATGTAAGTGAAAGACACCTAGACGAAATACTAAGAGATAAGGGAAAACAATGATGACAAGGGAAGAACATCTTAAGTGGTGTAAGACGCGAGCTATTCAAGAAATGGATTTTACTGGTCAGCCAACATCAGCTATTATCTCAATGATGTCTGACTTAAGAAAGCATCCTGAGAATAACAGCGAAACACTACAAACTCTCTGTACGATGCAACTACTATCAAATCCTAGAATGACTCGTCAAGAAGCAATTAACTTTATCAATGGATTTAATTAAATGCCATCAACATTAGCCGAAGTAAAAGGTGATGCGTTGTTCTTTATGTTTAAGGGTGAACCAGGAACACGTAAATCTACCCAAGCACTAGGATTCCCAACACCACAATATTGGTTTAGTCACGATAAGCATATGCACTCACTTGTATTACCTATGAAAAAATGGGGCATTGATGCTAAACAGGTTCATTTCGATAACTATACTGACTGGGCGGCGATGGAAGTTAAGCTCAAACAGTTTCAAGAAAGATGCCCATATAAAACTTTAGTTGTGGATAGCATTACGTCACAAGGCGATTCGATTAATGACCAGACAATACAACTTAAAGGTTTACAAAAAACTGCTGAGGGTGGTGATGCAGCGGCACGTAAAATTGGTGGAATCGAAGTCAACTCATTAGAAGATTATAAAGCAGAAGCTACAGCATTTCGAGACAGCATAGCCTACCTAAAAGATATTTCGCAGTTCCATAAAGTCAACGTAATCCTTATAGCTCATGTCGTAGGTTCGAGACCTAATGAGGCTGCTAATTCAAGTTATTTTACTCGCATTGTAGTTACTGGTGGCAAGGTAATCAGCGCCAAGATACCTGCATATTGTGAGGAGATATACCATTTCTACGTAGAGCCAAACGTAGATACTAAGAAGGAGGGAACATATGCTCTGATTACGCGTAACAATGGTAGTGATTACGCGAGAACAGGATTACCTCTACCACAGAAGATTGAATTTGGTGATAATCAGTTATATGAAAGGTGGGTTAAGCCGGCTATTATTCAATTAGATAACGAAAAGCCGGTGCAGAAGTTTTGATTTATGTGTGGTAAGTATAAACCATGACGATCCCGTAGTCGGGGAACCATAAACCTTAAACCGAAAAGAGAAAAAACATCATGATTGAATTCACACAGCGCGACATTCTCCGTGGTAAACTCGTTGAGCCTGCATGGTACAAAGGTCATATCGAATCACTCGAAAAGAAGCTCGCCGCTAAGGGTGATTCTACCAACTATAACTACGAAAT